CAAGCAAAATGGATGTTAATAGGAGGTTTTTTTGTTATTTTAGCAGCAAATAATTCTCAAGTATTAGCAAGTTTAATAACAATGATAGGAACTAAATAATGCCAAAAGTCGGAAACAAACACTTTTCTTATAGTAAAAAAGGAAAAGATGCAGCAAAAGAACTTGCTGAAAAAACAGGAAAAAAAGTAGTTTATGCTAATAAGGGTATGATGGTGAATGCAAATATGTCTACTTCTAAAAACATGCGTTCTAAAATAAAAACTAACACCCCTTCAGAAAATGTTTTTGTAGCAAACTACAGCAAATTAATAAAAGGACCAAACAGTTAGATTGGAAAAATAATGGCTACATCTAATACGAAAGATTTTGAATTAGATACCGCAGAATACGTTGAAGAAGCGTTTGAAAGATGTGGGTTGCAAGCTCGCACGGGATATGATTTAAAAACAGCAAGAAGATCTTTAAATCTTCTTTTTGCCGATTGGGCAAACAGGGGCTTGAATAGATGGACTATTTCTCAAGAAACCTTGCTTTTATCAGGTGGTCTTGCTGAATACCCTCTTGGAACACTAACTTTAGCAGTAGCCGCTTCTGGTGCTTATTCTTTAGGTGAAACTATTACAGGAGCAACAAGTGGGGCAACAGCTAGTATAACAAGTGTACCTTCAGCTACTTCAATGGCTATAACTGTTCCTGTGGGTATTTTTCAAAAAGCAGAAAACGTAACAGGGTCAACAAGTGGAGCAGTTACAGCTACTACGGCTGTTGTAGATTTATCAACGGTACAATCAAGTATTGATGTATTGTCTGCTGTTGTAAGAGAAAACTCAGGGGCAAGTACTCAATCAGATATTAGTATAGGTAGAGTAAGTCGATCAGAGTTTTTAAATATCCCAAGTAAAAAAACCCAAGCAAGACCAAGTCAGTTTTATATTGATAGACAAATAACACCGCAAATCAAATTGTGGCCTACTCCTGATAAAGTGTATACTTTAGTTTATGACAGGTTAGTAAGAATGGATGATGTTGATAACATGGTAAACACTCCTGAAGTTCCTTTTCGTTTTTACCCTTGTCTTACAGCGGGATTAGCTTATTATTTATCTATGAAAAAAGCCCCAGAAAGAATGGAGTTTTTGAAAGTTGTTTATGAAGAAGAATTTGAAAGAGCTGCTTCCGAAGACAGAGATAGAGCAAGTTTAAACTTAACACCTAACTCACGATCGTATGCACTAATATGAGTAAATTTTCTAATGGAAAATATGCACGATTTATTTCAGATCGTAGTGGCATGGAGTTTCCCTACTCAGAAAGAATAGAAGAATGGACAGGAGCAATAGTTCATGTTTCTGAATACGAAGCTAAACAACCTCAATTAGAACCTGTAAAAGCTCCTTTTGAACCGCAAGCTTTGTACCAACCTAGACCTGATGTTCTTCAAGAAATGGTGATAATTATTGCTGAAAGTATTTTTGGAAATAATGGTATAACAATAGCAGGTTATCATGGTATGGCTATAACAGGAGAAGTGGAGATAATTACACCATGAGTTGGACATTTAGTACATTAAAACAAGCAATACAAGATTACACACAAAACAATGAAGCTACTTTTGTCACTTATTTAGATGAATTCATTACAACGGCTGAACAAAGAATTCTTTCAGAAGTAAATTTAGATAATTTTAGAAAAAATTCTGCAGGAACTTTTCAAAAAGGAAATAAATATCTTCAAATGCCTGAGGATTATTTATCTTCTTTTTCTATGTCTTATTTTGACGGTGATGGAAACCAACAGTTTTTATTATTAAAAGATGTTAATTTTGTGCAGTCTTACACCCCTGCAGGAGACAATACTCAAGGTGAACCTAAGTATTATGCTCCTTTTGATTATTTAAACTTTATTGTATCTCCTACTCCTAATGCAAACTCTACAGTAGAGCTACATTATTTTTATAGACCTACTTCTATAACAACATCTAGCACAGGAACAACGTGGTTAGGAACAAATGCTCCTGATGCTATGTTATATGGGTCTTTGTGTGAAGCTTCTGTTTTTATGAAAGGCGAAACTGACGTTTTTCAAACATATACAGCAAGATATCAAGAGTCTATTTCTAGACTGAAAAACTACGGTGAGGGTATGGAAAATATTGATGCTTATCGTGAAGGAATGGTTAGGATACCGAGAACATGAGCAAAAAAGAAAAACTAAAAGGTAAAAAAATTGCTATCGTAGCTTTAGGTGGTACTTTTTATGATTATATTTTATCTAGAACACGTAGCGAAAAATACGATGAAGTTTGGGCTATAAATGGTATGGGTGAAATAATAAAACACGATAGAGTGTTTATGATGGATCCACCAGAACGGTTTTTAGATGATATAAAAGCAGGAACACAAACAGGCATTGTTTCAGAAATGTTAAAAACACATGAAGGACCAATATATAGTTGTACTTTAGACAAAAGATGTCCTGGAGTAGTAGAATACCCATTGGAATTTGTTGTTCAAAAAACAGGATTAGCTTATTTAAACAATACTGTTGCTTATGCTTTAGCTTTTGCAGTTGCCCATGAAGTAAAATCGTTGCATTTGTTCGGTTTAGATTTTAGTTACGCAGATAGGCCTCATTTTGCTGAATCTGGAAGAGCTTGTTGTGAATTTTGGGTTGCTACAGCTATTTCTAAAGGAATTCAAATAGAAATAGCTCACAATTCGCCGTTTTTAGACACAAATGTTGCCGATGAAGAAAAATTATATGGATATCATAGATTAAAAGACCCTTTAGTTCTTGCTAAAAATGAAAAAGGTATCGAAATAGGTAGACAATCTAAACTAACACCCCCTGAACCGTTAG